ATCTTTTTGTAATTGTGTTATATCTGCATCACTATACTTAGTTGTCTTTTTTAAGAACTTAGTAAACCAAGTTGGTATTTCACCATTGTTTTGTATAGTTTGTGCCATTGCTCTTTGCCATCTAGCATCACCCAATGTGTTACGCATTCTTTGTAACAATGGAACAGAAGCTACAGGGGCAGCAAATGCACCAAATCTACCTGCAACACTACTACCTAAATCAGTAGCCATTCTAGCAACTGTCATATTAATAATAACGGATTGGCCCGCTTTTTTATTAACTTGGTCTTGTAATGTTTTTTTCAAAGATTCCAAACCTTTATAAAAAGTTGCTTGTTCTGGAAACAATTCTGTAATTAATTTTATTCCATCTGGTCTGCTTATTAAATCATCTAAAGCAGCATAAGGAACATCAGTAGTTCCTGCAGCTTTGACTGCTTGTTCATCTAAATAATCACCTAATGATGCTTTAATTGTTCCTATGATTTGATTATAAGAGTTAGCAGTAGCAGGTTGATCGACAGTAGGTCTTAAATTCATTTGTGCTTTACCCAATTTAGCATTTTGTGCATTAAGTTCTATGTCTGCTTTGTTAGAAGCATTGATAGCTTTTTGTACATTAGATGTTGTTTCATCAACAGTTGCTAAACCAGTTTTAAATTGCATTAATGATGAATATCCATTTTTGTTTTGCAATATAAATTCTAATAATTTTTTTGATTGTTCTTGTGCATTAATTATTTCTTGGTTTTGATTTAATATATCACCCTTGTTTGCATTTGCACTTGCTCTGTCTTTATGTTGTTTAATTTTTACAAAATATTGACCAATATCATTGTTTTCTAACATGGTGTTAAATCTACTATTAGCTTGATTTAAAGAATTCCAAAGTGCAACTTCACCTTTGTTAGCTAAATTAGTTTTTTGAACCTCTTTAATGTCATCATACAATTGCATGTATTTTTTATGTACAGGCTTGTTTCCTGCTTTTAATTCTTTTTGTGCTAAAGAATAAACTTCGTTGCGTAAATCTCTCCAAGTATTTCCTGCAACATTTGCTTTCATAGATCCAGGAATAGACATATTTAAAAATTTCTTAGGCCATTTATCTGGATTTATCATCCCTAGATTATTAGCAATTACAAAATCATCTAACGATTTTGAGTCATACATTACATCAAGAATTCTTTCCAGTTCTCTTGTATCTATGTCCTTGTCTAAAATATTGTTTAGCCTAAAGTCAGCTATTAAATTGCTTATTTTTCTTTGAGAAGCAGGATTAATGTCTGTATATTTTAAAGAGCCAAATCCTTCTTGTATAGAAGCACTAGCAGGATTAATAACATCATCAATAAGAATCTTAGTAAAATCCTCATTTGTAGTGCCTGTTCTTCCTCTAATAATAGCTTTTTCTTCTGCCTCTAACATACCAAAACCAGCAGCACCTCTACCTCTTGTAGTGCCTTTCATAGTTTGTTTAACAGGACTTGTTAAAGTTCTTAATATTTGTCTAGGAACATCTATTACATCATCAATAAATGGAGTAACTTTACTAACTAAAACATTAGCACCTGTAAGAACAGGAGGAATTGCTGCAGAAATAGCTGCCATAGTTCCAACTTCTCCTGGATCAATATCTAATTCTTCTTGTCCTTCCATTCTTTGCTCTACCATTTGCAAATTAGCATCAATACCACCACCAAGAGTTGCAGATACAGCACTAGCACCTACTAATTGTGATCCTCTTTTAGCTATAGTATCGGTAACTAATTTTTTCATAACAAGGGGTGCAGCTAACCTAGATGCTAATGTTGATGCACCTCCTGTGGCATATATGGAAGCTATCGTAACAGGGTCAGTACCAGTTTGAAATACAAAATCTGTAGCTTGATTAAGAAAATTACGAGAACCTTTACCTGTCATATCTGTTCTATGAAAAGTGTCATATTGTTGCGACAGAAGTTTTAAAGTGTCATTATCAAAATTAGAAAACCAAAAATTATCTGTTAGACCTTGATATGCAGTTTTAGCCATAGCATTAGTGAAATCATTATATTTTTCAAAATAATGTTCTGTTAAAGCTGAGTCTGTTTTGTTCCAATTATTGCCAGTTTCTTGTTTATAAAATTTTCTATGAGCATTAATCCAATCATCATCAAATGATAATTCTTGATAAGTCATTTCATATTTACCATCTAATGCCTTAACAATGTCTTTCATTAATTTTTTCTGCTCAGAACCTACAGAAGTTTTCCAATGTGAATGATTTTTTGGTAAATCCTTTAACAACAAATCTGTACCTTCATCGTTAATTCCAATAGATGTATTGTTTAATTCATCTAACGCAGAATACAATGTTGTTCTTTTTTGTTTTCTTTGATTTATTTCATCCCTAGAAAAATCAGGATCGGGTGTTATAGAATCTAACGCAACATTTTTTACATTTTCAAAAAAACCTAATGCCATTTAATTATCCTCTTCTACAATTTGTTTAGCTGCTTCTAAAATGGTTAAATTTTGTGTTGTTTGGTTATCAACTGTTAAATCTTGTTGTTTTATTTTGTCGTATTTTGCCCAACCATCATAAATATTGTTGCCATAAATCTCAACCAACTCTTCTCTTGTTCCTACTGATTTAAATGCTTCACTTTCCCAAACTGTTCCGTATTTAGCTAATGCTTCTGTTGATGTATCTCCTCTATTTGCAAAGGCAGACATTGCTGCATTTAACTCCCATTGTTTAGGATAAACCCCTTTATTATTTTTTAAATAATTATCTACCCATTTACCTTGAAATGCTGCTGCGTTCATTACTTCATTTGATAAATGCATTGCTTGACCAATTAAAATTTGGTTAGCCTCTGGTGATTTATCATACGATGGCCCGCCAGATACTACAAACGCTACATCTTTATCAGAAGCAGAGCCAGATAATTTTTTCATATTATCTAATGCAATATTGTTAAATTCTGCCAATAAAACTTCACTAGAAGAAATTTCATTAATATCACCTTGATATCCTAAAGTTCTTAAAACTCCTTTAATATCTAAAAATGCTTTTTCTAATTTACCTGTTTTACCACCTGTTTCATAGGCTTTAATAATGTTACTATAACTTTGTAAAGCACTACTGGCTGAATTAGCATTTTCATTTAGTGTATTAACTGCATTATTAGTGTATTCAATATCATCTTTTCCTGCTTCAACTAACAATTTCTGTTGTGATGTTTCTCTTTTGTTTCTATCAAATCGTTCAACTGCTTCAGCATATGTATACAATTCACCTGTTTCTGGATTTTTCATTTCTTGTAGTTGTGCAATTGCTTCAGGGTAAGACAATTCGCCTTGAGTATTATTTTTATCCCATTCTTGACTCCACTCAAGAACTGCTTGACTTTTATTAGGAGCGTCAAGATATTTTGCACTTTTAGTGAAAAGTGAAAAAGCTAATTTCTTAGGATCAGTAATTTCAGTTTCTGTTTTTGTAACATCTTTAAATACTCTTTCGCCAGTATCATCATAGTAATAATAACCATCTGCAGCTTTAGTTTTAGTTCTAGCAGGAGTTGATTTAATAATTTCATTTGCCATAGACATAGAACGATCAGCTTCTTCATAAAGACCAACTTGTCTTAAAGCATTTGATATGGCTTTAAAATCTTCAGCAGTTTCGGGATTAGGATATTGTTGCATTATGCTATCAATAGCCATTTGCTTTTGCATTCTAGGATCACCTTGACCACCCATCATGCCTGTTAGACTCATTAATGTTGCATTATCTCGATCACCAAGCAATGAAGAATTGTAATACATTCCGTATCTTTTACCTCTACCACCTACTTGTCCTGCTTTTTGCGCATCAAGTTCCATTTGTCTGTCCATAGCATATCTTGTGTCAAACATACTTGGCATTGTAAAGTTTGTTGCCATTCTTATCTCCTAATTAACTAAATAGGCTTCCTAATATAGAACCCCACGCATCACTTCTGCCCTTTGATTTTTTAGCTGCTTCAAGTGCTTGTAAATCTCTCCATGCTGTTGAAGCCTCACTCACATTTTGCATATTTGCAATTGGTTGCGGTGTTGGCATTACTTTCATTCTATTAGCAATATCTCCTAAATCTGCCATCATTCCTACAGCACCATATTGTCTGTCTAAACCAGAATCAATAAGTTGTTGTGATTGTAAAAACGCTTGGTTTTGTAGTGCTAAATCTCTTTCATTTCTAATAGCAGCAGCATCTACATTTTCTTGAAATCTGCTAGTTGAAGAAGCACCAGTAGCATTTTGCCTTTCTAATCTTCTAGCTTCTTCTCTAGCATCACTAGGTGCATACATACCACGCATCATATCAAATTGTTGTTGATAGGCATCTTGCCAACCACCCCCTGCTAAAGCATCTGCTTGTTCACCAAAAACACCTTGTCTTTTAATCATAGCATCGTAAATAGCTTGGTTTTCTGGCGATAAAGTAGAAGTAACCATGTTCTTATCTCTATCCCATCTAACTTGTCCACCTACACCAGTTACATCTGGGGTTGATCTTTCCCAAACTAGCTTGTCTAATTCTTTTTGATATTCAAAATCGTCTTTGGCAAACTCAGAGCCTCTACGACCTCCTCCACCAAAACCACCTAAAGGTATTTTAAATGAACCAGTTTGTCTTTTACTAAGTGGAGATGCTAAATATTCTTTATTACTAACACCGAGTGTTTGTCTATTGCCTAGTCCATACGAACCTCTTTGTTGTTTGTATGCTTGTGCATATTTTTTTGGACTGTATGACCCATAGCCTTTTTGTCCACTTTGTCCTTGAAATAATGCCATTTCTATCTCCTAATTAATTAAAGTACACCTAGTAACCAAGCTGCACCTGCTACTCCTGCACCAGAAAAATTTCCTTCACCACATAAACCACCATATCCGCCACCACCAATAGTAACAACCACTTTAGTTGGAATGTCACCGCTTGTTGGAATTGTATAAGTTCCAGAAGTTGAACTGCCTGCTGTTCCTCTATCTCCTCCCGGACAATTTTCTTCACCAAATCCACCTACGCCACCATCTGAAACTGTGCTTGTCCAAATAGAAGTTGACCAACCTGATGGCACACTAAAATCTCCATGACTTCCAGTAGGTGAACCGCCACCCATTTGACCGCCTGAACCACCTGCTGCACTTACAGTAGCAACTACAGTACCATCAGCTTTTTGAAATGATAAAGTTGTAGCACCTCCTGCTCCACCGTGAATAGGTGTACAGTTTTTACATAAGTTTTTTCCACCTCCACCTCCACCGCCAGAAAGCCTGTATTGAATGCTAGTTTCAGCAGCATTAATTTGGTAAGTTCCACTTGATGTAAATGCTTGTTCAGAAGGTATATAGTATGTCCAAATCTTTGTACCATTAAGATACACATTAGCCATATCAGAGCCATTAAACTTGACTTTTTTACCTGCTGCTAAAGCACTACCATTAAAGTATATATCGCCCATATTATGTAGTTACTATGTATAAATCTCCACCAGAAGTATAAATCTTAGCGTGTCCGTAAACTGTTTGACTAGACCTAAGTGCTGCGTGTGTTGTTACATCAGCATCAATAGCCGCTTGTACCATTGCTGTACTAGCCGCTTGTGTAGTATTTGTTGAAGTAGCAGCAGTAGGAACAGTTACTACTCCAGTTACAGCAAGTGTTCCACCTATAGTCGCATTACCTGCTATAGTTGCATTGTTTGCTGAAAAACTTTCACTAGAATCTCCGTTTAAATCTGCTTTAGAATTAACTGCTGTTCTAACAGTTGTAAATTCAGTATTAAAATCAGAACCAGATATTACTTTCGCTGCATCACTATCTGAAAGCGAATCTTTGCCCGACCAATTGACTGCTATAGTGTAATCACTCATCGTACCTTCCCTTGTTTTGAAATTATTGCTAAATCTTGTAAAGAAGCGTTATAACCATTACTTACAATACTTAAATTTAACTTTAAATGTTTTGCACTACCAGTAAGTGCTGTTTGATACTCCTGTAAACCATATATAGGCGTATATTTTACATCACCCCACAATGAAGTTGATGCACCCCATAACGCTACAGAACCAGAAGTAGCAGGGTTTAAATTTATTTGTGTAGTAGCTGATGGGTTTATACTAAAATCTTTATACCATTGTAAACCTAAAGTTGCACCACTACCGCCTTCTAAAACTAAAATCATTTTTTTAAGAATAGAAGCAGCTAAATCACCTACTCTAACCCATATACTAGATACATCAAAAGTAATAGGAGCATTACTATAACTAGCTGCTGAATTAACCCAAGCAAGATCCGTGTCAAAATAACCTTCATATCCAGCTATACCCCCATCTTTTTGTCCAACTAACAAACCACTATATAACTCTGTATATATCATTGAACTAGGTTCTCTATCAGCTTCAAATGACCAAGTTGTTATTCGTGGCGTACCCTCTGGTGTAATGTGTTTAAAATCAAAAACATAAGTAATATTTTTGTCAGTAAAGGTCATTATGTATATACCTTCGTTTTCTACATACACACTTTTAACATTTGTGCTTTGACCAATATTTCTAATTATTGTGTCTTTAATATTAACTGTTAAATCTGTAAGAGGTAATTTATCTTTTTCTGTAGTACGAGCAAGTGATCGCAATCCAGTAGCAGATAAAAATACTAGGTCATCACCAATAGCTTGTACACTATCTCTGGCTATACATCCTATGCCTCTTATAACTTCGTCTAATGCTAAAGAACTTACAGTTTGTGGAGAATTATATATAGCAATATTTTCTTTACCAAATATAACTAACTTTCCATAAAACGGTGCTAGTGCTACAACCTCATCATCTCCCCAAACTTTTTTAAGGTCTATAAACCCTGTATCACCACCTGTCCAATCATCGCCATCTAATAAATTAGAGTAATAAACAACATCTTTTGCTTCTGCTACACCACCACACCATATTCTTCCATAAAATCCCATACCGCAACTAGGGTCAAATAATGTGCTTATAGAAGCAGGATCAGTAGCATGTGCTGTCCATCTTGAACCAGAACTTAAACTACCATCATATCTTTGTGGAACAACACCAGCATGAAAACAATGTAATCTTCCGTTAAAATTAACAAACTGCCAATTACCTGAACTACCTGATACCGTATGTTTTACATCAGCACCACTACTAGGAAAAGCAGCATTAGGTGCGGTAAAGTCAATTCTGTATATGCTTGTGCCATGACTAGCAAATATTTTATTAGCACCATTAGTTACAGACTGGTCAAAATGTTCAATCATTGAGCCAATAGCTGTACCTGTTGGAACTACTTTTTGTTTAAAACCTTTTCTAAATGAAATTCTTCCAGACTCTCTTAATACAACATTGTTTGCAGAAGTTAAATAACTCTGATCTAATGTTGCAGGATTATCTTGTGTGTTAAGTCCATTAACACCAAAATCATTTAAAGGTTGATATGCTAAAGATTTTGCCATTATCTAAAATTTAATCCTGTTGCGTATTGACTGCTATGATTTTCATTTACAAACCAATCTGATTCATATTTAGTATTACCACTATCCAATATAATTGCTTGTTTAAGTGCTTCATTAGCTTCTTGAGCCATTAGACTAGATTGTGTACCACCATCTTCACCTCTTTCTGCTATTGCTCTGGCCCATGCTCCTAATATAACTGGTTGAGCAGGAACTTTTAAAACTGTAGCAGCTTCTGTCAATTTATCTTGATACTTAATAATATCAAATGAAATAGTATGAGCCTCTGTAGGAACTGGTGAAAAATCTAATTTAAGATTGTTAGAACTATCACTACCATTAAAAGCATAGTATAAAGGCTCACCAGTATCGTCTGTTGGGTACTTTACGGTGTTAATGTACTGTTTGCTTACTTGATGTAAATGAAGTCCTGTATTGTTGTTTATTGCATCCAGTATTTTTATTTCCTGGCCCGAACTTAAATTGTAATTTTTTGTACTTGCTACTGTTGTTATATCTACTGTTTCTCTAAGATTAAGCCAATCATGTCTTTCTTCGACACCTCTTTTAGCATCATTAACTAATGATCCTATAACTTTATGATAAGCAGATACAGTTGAACTATCATTAATAGCACCAGACCAATCTGTAGCAATTGTATCTTCTCTTAACCTAATTAAAACTTCATTAATTAATTCTCTATAAGTCATAACCTATCCTTTAATTATTTTTCCCCATACTGAACATTTGCCATCTACTATATCTATTACTTCAACTTGAAAATTACCGTTGTCAAAAAATGTAACTATTCCAAAAGCATGGTTCCAGTTATGTAATCTACCTCTTAACCATGTGTTGT